AATGGCACGCATAGTCTTAACAGATGTGTCAGTCGTGATAAATTCAGTAAATTTATCTGACCATATTGCAAGCGTCACGATTTCGACGTCCGAGGATGTAGTTGACACCAGTGCATTTAGTTCAACAATTGCTGCTGGCCGTACCCGCGTTGCGGGCCTTGCCGATAATTCGGTGACACTAGAGTTCCACCAGGATTTTGCAACATCCTCGGTTGAGCAAACAATTTACCCACTACTTGGCACACTAACCACTGTGGTTGTGAAGCCAACAAGTGATGCAGTATCTGCAAGCAATCCCTCTCTAAGTTTTTCAGCGCTTGTCTCAGAATGGCAAGAGTTGTCAGGCAGTGTGGGAGAATTGGCCACGGCATCCGTGACCTGGCCAATTTCAGGCGCAATTACAAAAGGAGTATAACTAATGGCCCGCCTTGTTTTAACTGATGCATATGTCGTGCTTGCAAGCACCGACATCTCACAATACGTCACTTCGGTGACATTATCTTCGACACTAGATGTCGTGGAAACCACTTCAATGGGTTCAACTTCCAGAACGCGTGTGGCTGGGCTCCGTGATAATCAAATAGTTTTGGAATTTAACCAGGACTTCGCTTCTGGCGCTCTTGAAACATTGATTTATCCAAGCGATTCAACTACCAAAATTGGTACAGCAGTTGCGATGGAGATTCGTCCAACCAGCGCAGCAGTATCTACAACCAATCCAAAATACACATTCTCAGCGTTGATTACAGAATGGCAATCGGTGTCAGGAAGCATTGGCGAATTAGCCAGTGTCTCGGCATCCTGGCCTATCTCTGGAGCAATTACAAAAGCAACATCCTAACAATATAAGGGGGAAATAAGATGGATGGATTAGCAATAAAAGTAAAAACCGTTGATGGCAATGAGTCAGCATATAAACTGACTCCACGCATCATCGTCGCTTTTGAACAGAACTTTGGTAAAGGACTGCCCAAATTAATTGGGGAAGAACAAAAAATTGAACACATCTACTGGCTTGCTTGGAAAGCACAACAAGTCAATGGAGTGGTGGTCAAACCATTTGGTCCTGAATATCTGGATACAATTTTGAGCGCTGAATTGGATGCAGACCCAAATTTCGAATCCACCGCGAAAGCCTAACTTACACGATAGCGGCAATTGCGGTGGAGACAGGCATTTCACCAATTGATTTGCTTGATGCCCCTGAAGGTATCATTGAAGCAATTGGAATTTATTTGAAAGAGCGGGCAAAGAAAAATGGCGGATGAAGTAGTTGTTCTAACAGGTATCAAGGAAACTCTTGATGCCTTAAAACAATTTGATAAATCCGCTGTTCGCAAATTCAATAAAGTTATTAACACCGAACTCGCCAATGCCGAACGCGATGCTCACGGCATTGCGCGTGGCATTAGTAATGGCAAAACAGATACTCCAATGAGCGGTTGGCGGACTTATGACGCCGCCAACCCGCAAAGGAGTTCGCGTGGTGGCGCTGGCTGGCCTGCTTGGAATACTGGAACAGTTATTGCAGGGATTCGTAAAAGTAAGGCACAAGGCAAAGTCAGACGCGATTACACAACCAGTGCTGGTGCGTTGATAAATAAATCAGCCGCTGGTGCTATCTTTGAAATTGCTGGCAGAAAATCAGGCGGCTCGTCTGGTAGAAGCCAAGGCGCACAATTTATGCGCACATTGTCAGCCAGATTCAAACCTGCTTCGCGTTTGATATGGCGGGTTGTTGATAAAGACCGCGCTAAAATTGAAGCCAATGTAAAACAAGCATTAGACGAAGCAAAAGCAGAATTGCAAAAACATTTGAACAGAGAGCAGGCATAAGATGGCGATTGGTGCAGTAGTAGCCCGAATCCTCACTCAATACTCTGACAAAGGTTCCAAGGCTGCCAATAAAGACATCAACAAACTTGGCAAACAATTTGATGCTTTTGCAAAGAAAAGCGCAAAGGCGTTTGGGATTGCAGCAGGCGCTGCCGCCGCTTTTGCTCTAAAAATTGGCAAGGATGCAGTGCAGGCTGCAATGGCAGACCAAAAAAGCCAAGCCCTTCTTGCTAACAGCCTAAAAAACACTACAGGCGCAACCAATGCTGCAATTGCATCGGTTGAAAGTTACATTTCTAATCTGCAACTTCAAGTCGGTGTCACCGATGATGAATTAAGGCCAAGTTTGGCAAAATTAGCGGCAGTAACTGGCTCAGTCAGTGCTGCTCAAGGCTTACTTGGAACTGCCTTAGATGTATCAGCATTCGCAGGCGTTGATTTAAGCACTGCAACAACAGCAGTTACCCGCGCCCTACAAGGCAATTTCCGAGGCTTACAAAAACTTGTTCCAAGCATTGATGCTACTGTTCTCAAATCCAAAGATTTAGTCGCTATATTTGAGGAAGTCAATGAAGCAACGGCAGGCTCAGCCGCAACTCGAGCCAACACATTAGAGTTTCGTTTATCAATTTTGCGCATTCGCTTTGGAGAGATTCTTGAAGAAGTTGGCTATAAACTATTGCCCGTTCTTGAAAAATTTGCTCAAACAATTCAAACAAAAGTTTTGCCACAATTAGAGGCATTTATTGCAACTAATGGCACAAGGTTAGTAGAAGCATTCACATCTGCTAGTGATGCTGCCGTCAAACTCATAGGATTATTCGTCACATTCGTAACATTTGTTTCAAACAATATGGGATTGATTGAAGCAATGGCTAAATTGATTGCAGGAATGTTTGTAGTTGGTCGCATCGCGGCTTTTGCAACTGTAATAGGCAAACTCACAGCCGCGTTTGTGGCATTGCGAACTGCCGCTGGTGGCGCCGCTATTGCAACGGCCTTTGCCACGGGCGGCGCTTCATTAGCCTCAACAGCAGCAGCCTTAGTTGCTGTAGGTGGCGTTGCCTTGGTTACTGGCTTAAAAGTTGCAGGCAATAATGCAAGAAGCAAAAAAGCACAAACTGAAGCAGGACTTGCTGGCTACCAAGGGGCTCCTGGCGCTTCTGATATTGCTGGTCTAAAAGGCTTCAAGTCAGAGAATATAAAGACGCCAACAATTGATGCAAATTTACAATCAGTGATGGATTCTTTATTGAAATCTCAAAACAAACTTAACAACGCAAAGAAAAAAGAACTTACTATTGAGCAACAGATTATTAACAAAATGCTTCAAAAGTATGGCTTAACTTTGATGACTGGCGAAATTGAAGCAGAAGCAACTGCTAAGGCAATTAAGAAAAACTTGAACCGTCAAGAACGTATTGCCAACTCACCAACTGTATCTCTAGCAGCGCAAGGCGATGGCTCTGCTAGTGGCAACTCAATCATCAATTCAGGCACGCCAAATATCTCAGTGAGTATAACCACGCCACACGGAACTGCCGATGATTATGTTGTGGACATTACCAATAAGCAAAATCAACTTGCTAAACGCGCAGGCGCAATAAACATTTTACATAGGACAAGATAGTGGCAAAATACGATGGGGTGACTGCACCTTCAATTGCAGTTCAATTTTATATCAGTTCCACTTGGACATCAGTTACTGCAACAGATGTTCTTGAAACTAACATTCGCCGTGGATTGAAACAATACGATGTTCTAAATCAATCAGGCATTGCAAGCATTGTGTTCAATAATTATTCAGGCAATTATGACCCAGACAACACATCAGGTACCTACTCGCCAAACCTAAAGGCTGGCTTGCAGATGCGCATACAGGCAACTTGGTCTGCTACTGCCTACACTCTTTATCAAGGCTATTTAGAATCTAGCATTGTCAACCAAGGTCATTATCCAACTGTAACGATGACCTTTCACGATGGTCTTGCCTTCATTGCCGAAGTTGAAGCCCCTGTCTTGGCTGCGTTAGATTTCGAAGAGACAGCCGCAACCCGCGTAGGGCGAATGCTTGATTATGCTGGTTGGCCAAGTGGCGGTTCTCGCTCACTGACAGGCACTGTCACGATGCAAAAGACTATTCAAAGTAAATCTTGTCTCACTATGATTAACCAGGCTGTGAATGCCATTGCGGGTCGTTTTTATATCTCTCGCAGCGGCGTCGCCACGCTGGTGCCATTATCTGACAAATTCTCCCGTCCTACTCAATTACTTTTCTCAGACCAAGGCGATGCCAACTCAGTTCTTTATCAAGGATTGGTTGTTGACCCAGGCGCTTATTATGTTGTAAATCAAGCAATTGTGGACCGTGGTGCTAGTGCAAAAGTCACATCAACTTACAATCCAAGCAAAACTTCTTTTGGCTTGGTTTCCAAAGTATTTGATGCACCTATCTTGAGCGAAACTAGCGGCACTAATTTAGCCCTGTATCAATCACGCCAGCAAGCAACGCCTACAACATATGCCAAGCAAGTTGATTTTAGCGCTTTGAATCTTGACACTTTGTATCCTGATTTTCTAGCCTGCGAGATTGGCGACCAGGTAAGTGTTAAGCGCCTAACTGTTGATGCACGAAGCCTCTCATATAACCTTGTTATTGAAGGAATGAATCACAAAATTACCAATGATGACTGGAAGGTTTCATTTCATACATCGCCCATCAATCCTTACTCAATAACAATTTAGGGGTAGGCAATGCCATTATGTCCACAGATTACTAACACGCCAGTTACTGTCACACAGACTGGCGATTTTGTTGTGACATCTGTTGTGCCTCTAGTTCCAGATACTCCCGATGGTCTTGCCAATACTATTGATGAGATTGTTTTGAATTCTGGCGCTATTGTTTATTATCAGAATGATGCACCAACTGACCCACCAAATGACCTAAAAGAAGGCGACATTTGGTTTGATACTAATGATGGCAATAAACAGTATTATTACACTGGTACCGTTTGGATAAGCGTTCAAGATACTGCTATCGCCGCTGCAGCATCAGCAGCAACAGCAGCACAAACTACTGCTGATGGCAAGAACAAAGTTTATAGACAAACCACTATGCCAACCGCTGGACCCTTTGCTGAAGGCGACCTTTGGTTTGACACAGATGATGACAACAAGTTCTATCGCTACACAGGCGGCGCTTTTTCTTCTTTTACTTTAGGAGACAATGCACTTGCTTCTTTGTCGGCCAATAAAATTACTGCT